TGCATGGGAATCACGCGATCTTGCTGCCCTTGCCGCTGGGTCTGATCCTATGGCTGCCATTGGCCAGAAGGTTGCCAATTATGTCAACCATCAGCGCCAGAAAGACATGCTTGCGTGTCTTAACGGTGTGTTTGGTCCGGTCAATAACAACAGCTCAGCATCTGCATTTTTTGATCTGACGATTGACGGCGAATCTGGTGACACTCCAACATCACTCAGCCCCCGTCAGGTTTCGCAGGCTCGCGCACTTCTGGGCGATCAAGGCGAAAAGCTGACTACGATCTGTATGCACTCAAAAGTTTATTACGAACTTGTTGAGCGTCGTGCTGTCGATTACGTCAAGGCAACAGATGTGGCCGGTGGTGATGCAACTGCATCCGGTGGTTCAATTGCAGCGGCTTATGGTGACGTGACTGTTCCCACCTACCTGGGAATGCGCGTAATCGTCTCTGACGATGTGAACACCGTTGGATCTGGCGCATCTACTGAATATGCGACCTATATGTTTAGCCAAGGAAGCGTTGCAACTGGCGAGCAGGCTGGGATCACAACGGAGACCGATCGCGACATCTTGCAAAAGTCTGACGCGATGTCAATCGACCTCCACTACATCTACCACCCAGTGGGCGCAAAGTGGAATGTCACTGATTCCAACCCAAATCGCACCCAGCTAGCAACTGCTGCTAACTGGTCGAAAGTGTACGAAACCAAGAATATTGGAATCGTTCGCGCCACCGTCGTTTCTGCAATGGATTGATCAATCATGGCAAGCTTTTTTGAAACATCCGCCGGGTTAGCCATTGGCTACGTTTCCGGCGGGGCTGTGACCCAGCTCACCAGCAAAGCGACAGGCGTGACCGTGAACGCTCCATCAGGGGCAATCACGACTCATAACGCATCACTTGCCGGTAACGCTGAGGTGACTTTTACCGTCACCAATAGCTCTGTCACTGCTAGTGACGTGGTTTTGGTTAGCGTCCAGTCTGGCGCAAGCACAGGGCTCTACCTGGCGTTTGTGTCCGCCACTGCTGCGGGAAGTTTCGATGTCACACTCTCAAACCTCGGGTCAACCGCTGGTGAGGTTGTGGTCATCAACTTTGCAGTGATGAAAGCCGCAGCCGCATAATCATGGGGCTCTACGCTTTTAGAAGGGCGAAGGAGCAGGAAGCAGCAGCAGCCACCGCCAAGGCTGCCGCTGCTCCGGCACCGGAGGAGACCAGCAAAAAGGAATCGACTGATGGCAGTAGTAATCGTCGCAACAGCAGGAGCCGCAAACGCAAACTCTTACCTGACGCTGACTGACGCTGATGCGTTGGTTGAGGCAATGGTGTTGAGCTCTGATGCCTCAAAATGGAGCACAGGAAACACTGATTCACGGAATCGAGCGCTCACAGCGGCAACGCAGCGTCTTGACCGTGAGCGGTTCCTAGGAGCTCGCGCAACCGATACGCAGTCGTTGCAGTGGCCGCGAACAGGGGTGAGGAAGCCTGACACATATTCGAGCCGATATTCAACCGGGTTCCCGTTCACGATCACAGCGGATTACTACACAGACACCGAGATTCCAGATCAGATCAAGAGGGCTCAAATTGAGCTCGCGGTCTACCTGCATAACAACAAAGACGGCATCAGCTTGAGCGGGCTTGAGGATTACAAAAGCGTCTCGATCGGCAGCATCAGCATCACGCCAAACCTGACATCAGGCGCCGTTGGTGCTGATAGGGTGCCGCCACTGTATGAAAGGTTGCTGACGGGCCTTAGAATCAGCGGACCAGGCAACATCGCAATCAGAAGGAGTTAAGACATGCCTTACAGCTATAACGCCGACGACATCACTGCTATCAGGCAGGCTGATGGCAGTTACGCGAGCAGCGTTGTCCAAGGGCTGCAGATCCCAAAGCATGATTATGTTTCATTCAGTCCAGCTGCAGCGCCAAGCACTGGAACCCAAGACGTGGTCTTTAAGGTGGGCGGCGCGTCAGGCACCACGGTGGCGACCTTGACATTGACTTATTCAAGTGGAAACCTTTCCAGCGTCGCTAAAGTTTAGTCATGGCCTATAAGTTCAACCCGTTCACAGGTAACCTCGACGATGTAGGGGCTGGCGCCGCTGCTTTTGAAGTTTTGGGGACTGTGGCGACTGTCGGCGACTTGCCTGGCGGTGCCACTCAAGGCGATGTTTATCTGGTCGAAGCTGACGCTAATTTTTACGTCTGGGACGGGTCTGCATGGTCATCGCTCGGCACTTTAGCTGGCCCCCAAGGCCCTACCGGGGCTACCGGGGCTGTTGGTCCTGCGGGTGCCGATGGAGCCGATGGCGTCGGAGTTGACGCGGGTGGCACTACGGGCCAAGTGCTGGCGAAAGCAAGCAACACTGATTACGACACCGAATGGGTTGACCAAACAGGAGGTGGTGGTACCCCTGGAGGCTCCGACACCCAGGTTCAATTCAATGACGGAGGGGCATTTGGTGGTGACAGCGGTCTAACGTATGACGACACTGCAGGCGCCTTAACCGTTGGCGGAAAAACCGCTACGACAGATTCTCCAGTCCTCAACCTGAGTCAGACTTGGAATAATGCAGCCACAACATTCACTGGACTAAAGCTAAATGTAACTGATACTGCAAGTGCAGCTGGTAGCAACCTGCTGGATCTGCAGGTGGGTGGGACGAGTCTGTTCAAGGTAAACAACAATGGATCGATAAATATTTATACCGTTGGCACTAATACACCAACAGGCTTCGGTATTGGCAGCGTTGCCTCAAGCTTGTTAGCAACTTACTTTGCGAATCGTTGGAATGCAGCGATAGGCTCAGACAGGCTAGTGCTTGAATCTACATCTTGGCTAGGGTTTAGTTCACTACCTGGAACAAATAGCAATTTCCCTGCAGGGGGCAATGTAGACACTCGCCTTTACCGCGACTCCGCAGGCACCCTCGCTCAACGCAACGGCACCAACGCCCAAACCTTCCGCCTTTACAACACTTACACCGACGCTAGCAATTATGAGCGCACCTCAATAACCCGCGATTCCAGCGGTCTTGTTATTGATGCACAAAAAGGTGGCACTGGCGTAGATCCAACAAACCTGCTGGATGTGCAGGTTGGTGGGGTTAGCGCAGTTCAGGTTAGAGATAACGAAATCAAATATAGTGGTTCTCGTGTTGCCCTTTATACGGGTACAGGTGGCGGAGGCAGTGTTGATATTTCTGGCGTAGGTTCTCTTGATACAGTGCCTTTGCGTGTTGAGTATAACCTCATAACAATTGCCAATCGAGCAAAGGTTGGCTTCACGACTGGTACTAACATTAACACTGGAGTTGATGTTGCCCTGTCCCGCGACTCCGCTGGCGTCGTAAAGATCACCGACGGCTCCACTGGCACTGGCTATCTAAAACTTATCCCTACAACTGTTGGTGCATTAACTGCAGCTGCAACTGTTGGTGCAGGCACTAAAGCTTTTGTTACCGACTCAACCAGCACGCTTAGTTCACATCACGGCCAAGCTGTTGTCGGCGGCGGTAGTAATTTCGTGCCGGTCTTCAGCGACGGCACTAACTGGATCGTCGGCTGATGGCGTCCTTTCTGAACTTCGCTTCCGACCCAACCATGGACACGCTTTCTGTCACACTGACCAACACCCGCGCTATTGACGGGTTGATTTTTGCCGCCAATTCTGCTGGCATGACACCAGAAGCCTACGCTGAACGACTCCTAACCACAGAAGGCCACCGCTTTGCTGATGCCAACAGCTACGGCGTTGTTACCAGTGCCGCATTCTTTGCACGTTTCACACCAGCTGAATACGCAACCATTCTTGCAGCGTCTGTCGATACGGTAGAAGTGCCAGAGAAGATTGGCGGCCTAGCAACTGAAGAACAATACGCTGCATATCAAGCGGCAGTTCTTGAGTATTCAATGCTTGAAGACCCTACCGCTGAAGAAACTGCAACGTATGAAGCAGCGCTTGGAGCGTATCAACTAGCTACCACTGCTGAAAATCAAACCGAGGTTGATGCCGCTGAAGCGCAGAACGCAGCCGCTAATGCAGTCAAAGCATTACTTGATGAACTAACAGCAGCAGAGACAGTAGAACTTGATGATCAACGTGTGACAGACGGTCTTGCGCTACTGGTCAGCATGGAACTCTTAGGGCCTGAACGACCTGCTGAGATTACGGCTTACGAGCGCCCGTTCCCTGCGGTCACTTAGATGACTCTGGCCACGTCACTGCGAAAAGCAGCGCAAAACGCGATGAAGAGCCTGGGCGGTGAAGTCACGGTTCAAACCGTATCCGGCGGCGCCTACGACACGGCAACCGGTCAGATCAGCGAAAGCATCAGCAGCAATGAAATCAAAGGCGTGCTGCAGGGCGTTTCAGCTAGAGAGGTAAATGAGCTGATCCAATCTGGTGACAAGCGCTTGATCATTGCAGCTGCTGACGCGGCAGCTGTGCCGACGACGCAAGACCGCGTTTTGATTTCTGGCGTTTCGCATGAAGTGATTAGGATCGACACCATCGAGCAAGACAATGAGCCGATCACCTACGAGCTAATTTTGAGGGCATAGCAATGGCACGGCAGATTGATCTAGGCGACATCTCGAAGCTTGCAGAAGATGAGCTTGAGGAGCTGGTCGTTTTTGCGGCGAAGGTTTGGACAAAAGAGGTTGTAGAAAAAACGCCGGTAAGCAACTACACCCAAGCCGAAATCGATTCGATGCCTGAGTTTTTCAAAGTAGACGGAAAAACTGTTCCTTTGGGCAGAGCTTTGAGAGAACGCACTACCGGGGGGATCTTGCGAGGCAATTGGCGCCAGGTAAAAATCAGTAAAACACGGATCGAGATTCAAAACAACAAGGTTTACGCAGAGCCCGTGGTCTACGGAAAAAACCTTCCACCATCTTGGCGAGGCGTTTACCGTACAAGGCAGAACCCCCCGACGATCCCTGGCTACCCAGACATTTTGGCCAAGGAGATCGCTGCATTTCAAATCCCGGCCAGAATTGAACTTATAAGACGAAGGAATCGCTGATGGCTGCTGTTGATCTCAATACCGTTCGATCGATCATTGAGGGCCGGCTTGCGACTGAGCTGGCGCTTTCCCCGGCGATCCCTGTGGTGTTTCACAACATGCCGAACAAGCCTACGGCTCGATCATCCTGGGTTCAATGCCTTGTTCAATTTGGCGGCAACCAATATCTAAGCCAAGGGCTGACAGCAAGGGGCAGCACAAAAGTAATCGGTGTTTTGCTGTGCAACATCTTCACGCCAAAAGGCGTTGGCCCTGGCGCTAATTACGTGATTGGGAAACGCATCCGAGATCTCTACAATAGAGCCATAGTTTCTGGCGTCTTCTTTGACGCTGCTGACGGGCCTGCAGTTGTGGATTCTCCTCAACCAGAACCGTTTTTCCAAACAAGGGTCTCAGTGGCCTTTGAATTTATCGAGGATCTTTGACCAATGGCAACAATCAGAGGTGAGCAGGGCGCCGTTCAATTCGACGCAGCCGGCAGCTCCAATGCAACTGTGGTAGGTACTCGGAGCTGGTCGCTCACTATCACGAAAGAGACCCTCGACACGACCAAGCACGGCGACACCGCCCGGAGCTATATCGGCAGCCTGATTTCAGGATCTGGAACTGTTGAGCTGGTCTACGACCCAGACGCAACAGGCCAAGCGGCATTCATTGAAGATGTCCTGACTGCGGCTGACGCATCAGACGCGACGTTTGAGCTGTTTACGACGGGTACGACTCCGGGCTCTGATTCCATAAGCTTTGCCGGCATCATTACAGACGCTGAGATTGGATCAGCTATCGGTGATCTAGTGACCGTCAGTTGCAACTTCGTGACGAGCGGCGATATTACTGGCAACCTTGAATAAGCTAAGCTTCTATTAAAGAAAGCTTATTCATGTCAAGAAATCGCCCCGTTGATTTGCTGGTTGAGGAATTTGACCTTAACCAGCGGCGAAAGTTTGACGTAAAGAATGCAGCCGGCAAAGTTGTGATCAGTTTGTATTTCAAGCCGATCACAAGGGCCGACCGCAAGAAATCGCAGCAACTGGCCGGCACTGATGAAGCGTTGGACCTGAGCACGCAGATGCTGTGCCAGATGGCAGAACTAGAAGACGGGAGTAAAGCTTTTGCCCCAGCTGATGCGCCAAAACTGCAGCGGCAGCTGCCTGAAAGCGTGCTGAATGATCTTGAGTTGTTCTTGTTTGGTATTGGCGAAGATGCCAGCCTTGAAGACGCAAAAAACGACTGAAGCAGGATGGGTGGCTCTTTTTTGAGTTTCACCTGGCCTGCGAGCTAGGCATGACTGTTAGCAGACTGCGGACAGAGCTGACCGATGCGGAGATGGTGCATTTTGCAGCGTATTACGAGCTGAAGGCAGAGAAAGAGCGGGAGGCAATGGACCGCGCAAAAAGGGGAGGCCGATAGAATAGGGCCATGGCTGAATCGATCGTCAAGCTAATAGTTGATGCCACGCAGGGCGTCAGATCGCTTGGGCGGTTCAAGAAAGCAACGGATCAAGCAGCTAAAAAGGCAGACCTGCTGAAAAAAGCAGTCAGATCGCAAAAAGCCGCGACAGAAGCTGCGACCACAAAGCTGGCTCAGTTTGGTGATATTGCCAAATCTGCTTTTGATAAGGCGTCGAAAGCCGCGCAGAAATACCAGTCAGCGCTCGGTGGGATCAAAGGCGCGATTGTGTCGCTTGGCGTTGCAGCGCTCACAAAGCGGATGATTGGCCAAGCCGCAAGTTTCCAGCAAACGCAGATACGGCTAAAGGCGTTGTCTACTGAATATGGCGAATTTGGCAAGATCCAACAGCTAGTAAAAGATAACGCGAAAACGTTTAATCTTTCGCAGGCCGAGGCATCAAGTCAGTTTTCTAATATTTATGCAAGGCTGAGGCCGTTAGGCAAGACCCTTGAAGAGGTCCAGACGGTCTACAAAGGCTTTAACGCTACGGCAATTGCAAGTGGTACTAGCGCGGCGGCAGCAAGTGGCGCATTCTTGCAGCTCAGTCAGGCTCTAGGTAGTGGCAGACTCCAGGGCGATGAGTTCAGAAGCGTCAGCGAGCAAATCCCGGGCATTCTGGGGTTAGTTGCTGATGAGATGGGCGTCACTGTTGACAAGCTGAAAAAGCTTGGCAGTGAAGGCGCTATCACGTCTGACATTCTGATCAACGCCTTGGCGAAAGGATTTGAGAAGAACAAGGACAAGATTCAGCAGATTTTGGCCGAATCTCCAGCGGCAAAATTCAAGGAGTTCAGCAATGCAACCAGCGAACTAAGTAATGCAATTGGCACGGAGCTATTGCCGGTTGTAACTCCAGCGGTTCAGGAGCTGACCAAGCTGCTTAAGGCTGCTGGTGATTTGCCAGGGCCAATCAAGACGGCAGGCGGCGCAATTTTTGGCCTCGTGACAGCAGTTACGGTGCTTGCCCCGATAGTGGCGACATTAGCGGCAAACATGGCTTCAGTTGGCTTCGTTGTGTTTGTGGCTGGCCTTATTGCCGCTGCTAACGCAACTTATCAGGCGTTCGCGGCGCAGGCTGATTACAACCGAATACTGACAGAATCTCCAATTGATGAGGTGAGGGCAAAGATAAAAGGGCTTAGGGATGAGATGGCGAAGGCTCAATCAAAAACTGTTAGTTGGACTGAAGCTATTTTTGATTTTGTTCTTGGGGTTGATGGTGCTTCAACGGCTGTAATTGGGCTTCAGCGAAGAATCGATGAGCTAAATGAACGTGAATTTGAGCTTGCAGGCGGATTTTATGGCCCCGGATTTGCAGCACCTGATGAGCCCAACAAGCCTCCCAAGAGGACTGTTCCAACCGTCATAGCTTCAAAGCCATCCCGCGCGCCTAGTGCTGCTCAAGCTAAAGACATCACAGCAGCCATGGAAGCATTGCTCTTAAAGGAGCAAGAGCTAAGATTTTCAAACAATAAACTAGCACAAAGTCAGATACAAAAAGAGATCGAAGTCCAGCGGATACTAGAATCTCAGTTGCAGCCACGGGAAAAAAATATTGCATTAATTAAAGCGCAAAATGATGAACTTTTTAGGACTTCAAGCATCTTTAGCGAAAACTTTAAAAAAGCCGCTGAAGTGGACGATCAAATTAAAAAAACTGCGATCAATGCAGTAAAAGCCGCGATCTCTCAGGCAGCAGAAATCGACGCACAAATCGAAGCGCAAGGCGAAAAGATGAAGGCGCTTTACGCTTCGATTGGTCAGACGATCTCAACGAGCATTGTTGACAGCTTGACTGCTGCTGTCGATGGCACCAAGCGGCTGTCAGACGTGGCTTCAGACACGCTGAGAAGCTTGGCAAATATCTTACTGAAGTTTGGTCTCAATACCCTCCTAGGCGGCTTGGCCGGTGACGATGGCGTTGGTGTCTTCAGCAAGCTGTTTGGCGGGGGCAGGGCCAAAGGCGGCACCGTAATGGGCGGCACTTCTTACATGGTTGGAGAGCGTGGGCCTGAGCTGTTCACTCCTGGCCGCAGTGGCAGCATCGCGCCAAATAGCAGCATGGGGGGCGGCGCCAATGTGGTGGTGAATGTTGACGCATCAGGTACCAAGGCTGAAGGCGACGGACGCCAAGCGAACCAGCTCGGTGCAGCTCTAGGCGCTGCAGTTCAGGCAGAATTGATCAAGCAGAAACGACCCGGAGGGCTCCTAGCGGCATAAATGGCAAACTTCCCAGCGATCACGCCAACCTATGACCTATCAAAAAACTCTGCTCCCAAGGTGCGCGTTGCTCAATTTGGCAGCGGCTACAGCCAACGAACGGTCTACGGCATCAATCAAAACCCGAAGTCATACCTGTTCACGTGGAATGTCTCGGAAGCCGATGCTGACACGATCGAGGCATTTCTAGACGCAAGGGGAGGGCAAGAAAGTTTTACGTTCACACCTCCCGGTGAATCAGCTGCAGCTCAATTCATCTGTAAAGAATGGCGGAAGGACATTCCTTATTTGAATAGAGCAACGATTCAGGCATTATTTGAACAGGTATTTGAGGCATGACGACACCGCAATCAATACAGGAGCAGCTGCAATCTCTTGAGCCGTCTGCCATCATTGAGTTATTCCAATTGCAGCTGACAGCGGCTGTCAATGGCATCGATACGACTTTTTTCTATCACGCCGGAACGAATGAGCTTTTGGCTGATGTGGTCTTCAACGGCCTGACGTACCAAGCTGTGCCGGTAGAGGTTGAAGGCTTTGATGTGACGAGCAAAGGCGCAATCCCTCGACCTACCTTTAGGGTCGCAAACGCCAACAGCTCTATTTCAGCATTATTGGCGCTTTGCAACCCGTTGCAAGGAAAGGTCACAAGGATCAGAACATGCAAGAAATTCCTTGATGCTGTCAATTTCTCAGCAGGCAATGCAACGGCAGACCCTAGCGCAAAGTTTGAGGATGAAATCTGGTATATCGATCGAGTAGCAAGCGAAAACCCTGAGCTAGTTGAATTTGAGCTGACAAGCAAGCTAGACCTGACAAATCTTGGGCTACCTCGACGGCAAGTTGTTGAACATTGTCAATGGAAATATCGAGGCGTCGAATGTGGCTATGCAGAAAAAAGATACTTTGACTTAAACAACAACCCTACGGATGAGGCAAATGATCAATGCGCGAAGAAGTATGAAAGCTGTGCATTACGCTTCCCAAGCGGCTTGTTGCCGTTTGGCGGATTCCCTGCCGCCAGATTGCAAACTTGAGTTTGAGGCTTACGCTGCGAGCGTTGCGCCGTCGGAAGCTTGCGGTGTGGTCTGCGGCAGCAAGTTTTGGCCGTGCCGGAATATCGCTGATGACCCTGAGCGAGATTTTGTGATTGACCCGCGCAGCTTTGCCGCAGCTGCCTTAAGCGGGGCTGTGACTGCGGTCATACACTCGCAT